GGCTCAGTCTGCCGTTCATCGTCCACGAAATTCTCGTCTGCCGCCTTCGTGATTTTCGTGAAGTTTGTTTCGAGCAATCCACGCACTTGTTCGCACGCGCTGTCGATTATTGCCTGCCGCTTCTGTTCGTTGGGATTCACGCGCCACCTCCAATCTGGCTGGTCAATCCAGCCGCCACCTTCTCAGCCAATGGCGTGACGTTAATCGGTTCTGGTGAAATATCGCGCACCTCTTCGACCGTCCGGAGACCTTTCAGCACGTCGCCAAACAGGTCACGCAGGACGTAGCCACGAGCACGAAACCGCAGCATCCGTTTCGGATAGTCTGACCACGGACCGGCCTTGCCCCAGAGCTTTGCACGCTTCGCATCGGCAACCGTGAAAGTTTCGATTCCGGCTTGGTCACCTTTGCGCATCGCCGTCACCCGATAGCCGTGAGCATCAGTGCCAGACTCACCGATTTCTTCCTCCTTGTAACTCTCCAGCAATCCTGACGCGCGCACCAGAGCTAGTGCAGCATCGCCATAGATTGCCGGTCGTCCGTTGATAACCGCTGTGTTTTGCAGCGCAGCCATCGGAGTCAGTCCAATTTCAGCGCCAAGCTGAATTGCGACCAAGACCGATTCTGGTTTCTCCATTCCTTTCGGCGCAAATCCCGATGCGACGATGGCGTTCGCAAATCGGAATGCTTCTTCGAGAGAAGCCAGTTGTACGCCTTGCGAGCCGAAGCTAATCGGCGCGCGTTTTTGCTGTACGATTTCAGTGCTATCGTTTTTTACGTCCTGCGTATTCATGTCGTTCGTGTGTTTTTGTGGGTCTGCCTACTCGTTAATTCGGGTAGGCAGATTTTTTTGATTGCGACTGTTCAGTCGCGTTAAGTTTTTCCAGCAAAGCGCAATGCGGACACTTCGGCCCGCTGGCGAACAGCCAGAGCAGGCAAAGGACGAGAGCTGCGGCGAGGATGACGGCGGTGAGCATGGCGGCTGGTTCGTTCAGGGCTGATTCAGCGGAGTCCTACGATTCCTCCGAGCCGGTCCTTTGCCAAGAGGGCGAACCGGACGCTAAATTAGAACGGCACTTCCTCTTCGCCGCTCAAATTGTTTGCCGAGTGCGGAGTGTGGGTCGCGACTGCCTTCGCCTTCGCGTGCAAAGTTCCACGACGCGAATGCACAATCTGACGAGCCGCATTCCGCAAAGCAATATCAACGGCTCGCGGCGTGAACGGTTTCCCGTTTGTACCGACCTTCGGCTGCGGTTCCTGAGCGTACCACTCAATCGAGCGCGCTCCCAGATTGCCGAGCGGCACATCCTTGTTCTTGCCGAAATGCACGCAGACTGATTCCGGCTCATCGACCAGTTCGGTCGGCTGCGGAATCTCGATTTTAAAATCTGTAGCGACCGTACCGAATAACTTACTCGGTGCCGCCGTCGGTTGCTTTTCCAGTAACAGCCGAATCGAAATCAATTCAGCCAGCATTTGCTTCGCCAGTTCGTCATTCATTTTTTGAGGTTCCTAATCACGCTCTGCGCGTACTTTGTCGTTTGTGGTTTTTGTGCTCCGCGCGGTCCACCGTTGTGAACTCGCGCCAAAGTTTCGACGTCGCCGGTGGCCCACGCCTTCGGCGCGTAGCGTTTCAGATAGCTCGTGACCACGCGCCGTGCGAACTGGAGGTCAGCGACCTGTTCGTAACGGCCACCGACTCTCGCGTCGGCAAAATAGCTCCGATGGATTTGCAGCGGTCCAAGTGCCGCACCGTTGTCGCCAACGATGGCACCGTGCCTGCCGCCAGTCTCGACCAAATGCAGCGCGCGCCAGAATGCCTCCGAAGGTTCGGACCTACCAATGGAGGCAAGTAAGATTCCCGCAATGAGCAGTTTCGTTTTCATTCGCCAAGTTTCGAGTGCATTCAAAGCACTTTGAACGGCGACCGGAAAGGTTTATTTTCTATTCTTTTAGTTCCAATTATTTACCAACGACTTACGAATAACAAAAATTAAACATCTGAGGCGTCGCTCAGGGATAATTCTGTCAGCGGTCCCAGCGCGCGCACGGTCTCAGACTTTGCCGCGAGATAGAGTTGGCCGACAATGTTTCCACCGGCAGCAAGCAGTGCGTCGCGGCCAAGATACTGATTGAATTTTTCGGAGTTCAATTCGACCAATCCGATTACCGCCAGCGGATAATTCGGCAAAGTCATAGCGTGGCTCTCGTCTTTGAAAAGCGAAACGTGAGCAGTCACGGTTTCGTTCCTGCGGTTGAGTTCGAAGCTATCTGCAACGCGAATGTAATTTCCGCCGATGCCATTCGGGAGCGTGATGGATTTGAAAAGTGCCATAAAGTTAAGAGCCGATTAAGCCGTGACCAGCGGTAGAATATAAATCGTCAATCAAAGCCTTTACGCGTTGCGCTAGTTCTTCTGTCGTGACCGTTGTCGTATCGAAAGAAGTCCGCGTCGCCGTTCCTGTTGCGGTGCTCCAGCCAGTCTTACGCGTGCTCAGAACTCGCGTCGTTTGAATATAAACTTCTCCGTTCGTGTAATCAACGCGCAGCTTTTGAGTCGTTCCAGAATAGACGCGAAAATTGACGTCTTTAACATCGACCGCCGTGCTTCCTCCTGAGATTCCAGAGCTCGCATCATTGGCAAAAAAGTTAGTCGAGCCAATTGCTGTCTGACCCTTAGTTGAGCCTCCAGTGATTGCCACGGAAGCCGCATCTTGTATCATCATTGAACCTCCGGGCGGGTACCAATTAGGATAATTTGGGTCGAGCGGTGTTTGATAGACTGAACCAATCGTATACCATGAGCTCGCTTGTCCGCTTCGATTTACTGCCCGCAAACGAAAGTACGTAGCAGTATTGACTGTGCTGGTATAAAAATAAAAATATGCGTCACGCGTGCGATATAATCCAGCAGTCGTTGACCCATTATCAACATTGTAATCAGTAGCGGCGTCTGTGTTTGTTGCCGTTCCTTTAATTTCCCAGTAAGCAAAATCCGAAGGATAGGTATAACCGCCAGTGTATTGTTCTGCCCAAAAAAGTCCTACACCGTAACGGCGAGTACCAGAAGTCGTAAACGCGGGAGGTGCAGCGCGTCCATCGACTTGGATGCCTCCAGTATAATTGGCAGGAGCAGTCGGAGTGGCAGGTGCCGTTCTGCTCAACGTGCTGGAAACAGCAGAGAAAACGCCAGAGAAACTGAAAGCCTGAACTGCAAAGACGTAAGAGACGCCGGGAGATAAATCATCGATGCTGAGATTCCCGCTGGCGGTAACTTGTGCTCCGATAATGTAACTTGTGCCTGCGCTTGTTTTATAAAGCACATTCATGCCGACTGCGTTGGTCGGCAAAGAAGGAACTGCAACGGTGATACGAGCGAGCGAAGTTCCATCCGTTGAAAGATAGTTCGCCTCGCTGACATAGGTCGGAGCACTTGGAGTGCTTGGCACGGTCGGGTCAACTGAACCTCCACCGACGTAGGTTGGCACCGCCGTAACCCTCGTCGCAAAGCCTGAGACATTCTCGACCGTATCGTAAGCGTTCACCCAGTAGTAATACGTCGTTCCGATATTGACCTCGGTATCGACAAAGCGCGATGCGCGCACCTCTGCGATTTTATCTACCGTTGCACTCGATGGAGTCGTTCCACTCGTGTTCCGATAGATGCCGTATTCCGACAAGTCGGCTTCGGTGTTATCATCCCAGTCCAGCGATACTGCCTTACCAGTACCAACGGCGGCAGTCAGACTGCTCGGCGTAGCCGGTGCGGTCGTATCCTTGGCAACCGTTATCGAGCCGGTCAGGTAGCTCGTGGAGATTCCAAAGTAAGAAAGACCGGACAAGCGCACGTCGTAGGTCGTGCCAATCTTCACGTCCGATGAGATGTAATCCAACGTCTGGTCGCCGTTGACCTTCGACCATGTTAGATACGTCGTCGCGTTGCCCTGTTTGTATTCGATGAGAACCTGCCCGCCTGACTGGATGAATTCATCGCTCGGCGCTGACCACGCAACCTTGATTCGCGGCATCGCCGTTCCGTCGGCTTGAATGAGTTGCGTCGTGCCATCGGCCACGAGGGTAATGCTCGTCGGAGCCGCAACCGAGAACGGATTCGGCAACGTCGTTGTCGGCTGTTGGTCAAACTCAGTCTCGTCGCTGGCAGTCCAATCATAAACGCTCGATGCGGTTTCACGCAGCGTCATTTCGATGAGCAACTGAGGCGGCGCGCCATCGGAAACGAAGTTCCATTCCATCACTTCGAAGACTTTATTCGTCCATCCGAAGCGACTCAACGTGACCATTATCGTGTCACCGGCGCGCACCTTCATCGCGTCCAGCCTGAAACGAGACGTCAGCGTTATTTCCTGACGAGCGCGACGTAGTTCAATGCGAGCCAATCTCTGTGCGCACGAACTCGAAGTCGTCATCGGCAGCGTGACGTCGCGCCAGTAACGAACGTTATTATCCTGCGACAAATAGGTGGCAGACGTTACCGGAGGGAAGTCCGTCGGTTGCCATTCGCTCTTCGCAGAAACGAACACGCCTTTGACTCCGTTAACTCGGTCGCGCGCGCTCGTCTTGGTCTGCACCGTGATGCCAGAAACGAAATCCTTTTCCGTCAGCGTCACAGTCGGAATCCGATATCCAGCCGCATACGGGATAATCATTCCGCCAGAGTAAGCGACCAAACCTCCCATAGCCGTCAGCAGCTTCCCTATGTTTTCGTCAGGAGTCGCGGACGTGTAGAGCACGCCGTTCGTCTGATAGCGGCTCTCGTAAGTCGCGGGACTTGTAATCGGCTTAACCTCGACTTGCTCATCGGAGATGTTCGCGGCGACAATGAACGCGGCATCGTCAACCTCAGTTGAGCTCATTCCCATCCCGTAGGTCGAATCGAGAAGGTAATCGCGCAAGCAAAGCGCAGAGTTCGTAGAGTACGCAGTCGTGGCCGTGCGAGGGTCGTAAACCTTTTTACCTTTTACGACTGCCGAGACGTTTGGAATACCGCTAACGAAAATTTGTTCGTTCCAAGTCAGACGGATATAAACGTAAGCGATGCCGCGCAGTCGATGGTTGGCAGTCCATTTCCCATTCGTGAGCGAAGCAGTCGCCGTGATGAGGTTCGGCTCTGCCGCTTGCGTTGAACTGCCGAGCATCTTGTAAATGTCGGCATACCCAGTGAACCGCCCTTGCGCTGCCGGTCCTGCTCCAGTCAGAGCCAGTTCATTGTCGAAATAGATGTCTCCGATTTCCTCCACCTCGTGACCAGCCAGCGCGATGACAAGATGCAGATACTCGTTCTTCGTTCCAGTCGTGCTGATGTAAACGAGATTACCCGATACCTGACTTTGACCATAGATGACTTGTCGCGCCGCGATTGGCGAACGAACCATTTGCTTTCGGTCGGCCAACGAAGCATCGGAAAACGACGGTGGTTTTGGCGACAGGAGCTTGTTCGCTCCCATCGTTGCCGCCGTGATTGCGACGTATTGAATGACCGCAGCAATGACCTTTGCGGCAGTAAGCGAAATCGCACTCGCCGTCAGTTGCAGGATAATTTGCGTGAGCCAAAGTTGCGGCATGGTTAAAATGTCCAGCAGTGCGTCAATAATTGAACATCTGGAAAAATAAGTCCGTCTCGATTAACGAAGGCGGCGACTGGTCCGAGACCGATACCGAGCGCAAGTCCGGTCCTGCTTTCGCACGCCACGATGTCACCGCGCTGCATCATTCGCAAAGGCACCGGAGTCAGTTTGGCATGGTTTGAAACTAGTCCGATGATGCCGCGATGCCTTACGAGAATACGAAACGCTCCCAACGCTGACGAGTAACGTCCTCGCATCTCATCCGCAAAATCCTGACCTGTGCAGAGACGAACCCAGTCTGCCGCAAAGATGCAGCAATCATTCGAAGACCACGCGAACGGTTGAAACCGGCGTTCTTCGATGAATTCGTAAAGCAGTTTCGGCCATTGTTCGCTGCGCTTCATTGCTCAGGAATCGGACCTCCGATGGAATCGCCCTTGTCCCAGTTCGTCGCTTGGGTCGGATTAGGCGAGCCCCAGTAAATCGGCTTCTCCTGAATATCATTCACGAATTCCAAGCCGATGTCGCCAGCATAAAGCTGTTGCTGTTCTTCGTCGGTGTAACGCACTTCGCGCGTGCGTTTGAAATCCATCAGACGTGACTCCGCAGTCATGATGATATCCGCTGTCTGACCATCATCCGTGATTTGCATCACGTCCATGCGACCGGAAAAAATGGTAACTGGAGACGAAATCAAAGTCCCTGCCGTCGATGAAAGCGCGCCAAACAAAACCGCGCACGACCTGCCCTGATAATCCTCAGTAAGCGCAAGCGAGACGTTTGCGGTCGGCACTCCTGACAACTTCATCGAGATGCCGCGCGCTGCGAGGTCCGTCGTCTCCTCGACCGGCGAGATGGTTCCGAGCGTGCCCAAACCAAGGTACGTCGTCGAATTGTAAACGAGATTTCCGTAGCCGGTCCAAAGATAAACCGGAGTCGAAAATCCTAACGATGCCAAAAGGATTGGCGAAAGTTGCGCCGTCACGACCTCCGCAGTCATGCCCGCTGACAGTGTTCGCCCTGCCGTTGTTATGCTCATGTCGCAACATCCTCGATAATACTGAAGGTAAGACCATACATTTTGGCGACGTCGATTGACCAGTTCACCGAAGGTTCACCGAGCCGGAAAACACCTTTGGCGTTTGAATAAGTTATGGCCGTGCCTGCCGCATACGCTGACCGCAGAACCGGGAACAAATCCACGCTGCTCGACGAATTCACTTGAATCACTTTATAGAGCGAAGTCGAAATTTGCAGCCAGTCGCCCACGGCGAACGTGCCAGTTGCTCCAGAAATCGTCAGCGTGCTTTGATTGGCCGTAGCCGTAGCAACAGTCAGCGTTCCAGTGACGCTGCCACGCACCGTCGTATTCGCGTAGTCTTGAAAGTAGAACGTACCACGTTGCGCCGCGAGGAGGAATCCGATGATGGCTTCTGCATCTGCGCGAACCATTGGCGGGCATTCCACCTGACCAGACCAAGCCTGACCCGGCCAGTTGTATTGCTGCGATTGCAGCGTGAACGGACTCGTGTTGCGCGAGGTCGAAGACGTTCCAGTGAGCGTCAACCGAGACAAACGAAACGGCGACGGCGGCGTGAGTGGATATGAAATCGCCATGAGATTTAGGCAAAGGCCGCACGGTACGCACCGCCGCGACGAACCATGTCTGGAATTTCAGCTTTCAATCGACGCCGTTCGATTTCGAGCAGCGGTCCAAGTTCTGCGCGCGTCACTCCAGACGCGATGTTGTAAGTGATATTTACGCCACCGCCACCGCTTGCCGCTGCGCTCATGTTTCCGTTGGAAACAATAGAACCAGAAGAACGAGGAACGAAGAGTTCCGGACCTTGTTCGCCAACAACGTAAGCGTTCCCAGATGAGACCGGACCACCAGAAGCACGGAAACCGGAGAAAAAATTACTCAGACCGGGAGCACTGTTGATGAATCCTCCGATACCTGCCGCCAGCTTGTCGGTAATCATCCGTTGAAAAACGAGTCGTATGAGGTCTTGCGCCACTCCGCGCAGCACTTCACGCAAACCTTTACCAGAGAGAGCCGCATCCTCGAATCCTTGCGCGATTACCTTCCCAGAATCCATCGCCAACTGGCTTCGTTCGCGTTCAAGCGGAACGATGTCTTTGGTCACATCTGCCAGATTGCGTTCGGCAACTGCCAACGCGCCAGCATTTATCACGCGTTCTTTTTCCAGACTTTGAATTTGCCGTAAAAATAAAGCGCGCTGATTCCAAAGATTGTTTAGCAGCTTTTCTTTGTCGATGTGAATACCGAGAACTTCATCCAAATCATTTTCGGAATCGAGCCGGTTCTTCAGCATCTTGCCGTATTCCTCGGTGTTCTTAGTTTGTTCCTGTCTCTTTTTTTCTTTCAGTGCGTTTATCTTTGCGAGCGTTTCCTCCAGTTTGATTTGGTCTTCGAGTGATTGATTGTACGACTTCGTTCCGAGACCTTCTGTCGGTTTACCCATTCGATTTTGAAGGTCGATGCGTTGTTTATCCAAACTGATTAACAACTGAGAATCGTTAAGCGCAGCTTGCGCATTTTTTTCGCGCAAACTTTCTAATCTTTCGAGCAGGCTTAAACCTTCCTCAGAAAGTTTTTCCTGTTCATCGGAGGTTCCGGTGAAAAGACGCGCCAGCGATTGCCCGATTTTATCAACGCTCAATCCAACGGCCACAGCGACGGCTCGCATCGCGTCTTTGACGTCCAGATGTTTTGTCAGACTTTTCCCGGCCTTTTCTGCGGTCTGTTCCAGACGACGCAAATTTCCCTGAACGCTCAGGAATGCTGCCTGAGTTTCATCGACTGCCTTTAGACTGAATCTTGCCTCAGCGACCATGATTTTGTTGTTTCGATTTCCAGTCTAAATAAGCGAGCCAGCCTTGAATTTCCGATGCTGGCATCTGCATGACCTCCGTTGCGAATCGCCCTAGTTTTTCAGCCAAGGCATAAACGGTGAGGAAGTCGGAACCCTCTCCACCGTGTATCAGTTTTTTAATTCATCAGCCTTCGGTGCGGATTCCGACAAGATGGCGTTAGCGATACGCGCCACGACGTTTGAATCTGCTTTGTTAAGCAGGGTCGGTTTGTGGTCGATGTTGAATAGCTTTTCTCCCTGTTCGTTTGTCGCTTTTAGAATCAGGATATCCACCAGCAATTCGATATCACTCTCGCGCGACTTGCGATACAGCTTATTCTTTTCTGCAAGCGTAACCGGCGTAGAATGAATCGTCAGTTTCCATTCGGGAACTTCGATTTTCTTGACGCCGAGACTGTTGAAATGCTCACGAACTAGGTCGATTGCTTCCATGTATCACCTCAGACGGTTGCGACGGTCAACGTGCCGTTGCCTTCGATGATGATGCTGCCTTCGACCATGGTCTCGAACGCTGCGGAAACATCGAATTTCGTGACAATACCACCGCCAGAGTAATACGTGGCCGCAGTCGTTCCCTGCGGATACAGATTCACCGTGACAGAGGAACCGACCGTCAATGCCACCTGACCGGCATCGTTCAAGTCCCAGTAAAGGTCGCCGTTAACTGACCACGTTTTCATCGTGGCTTTACGAGTGCGAAACGTGTCTCCGATAATGCTGTCTTCGACCGTATCGGAAGACTGCGAAAGCGAGTAGTTTCTCAACTCTCCAATCGTGGTGGAGGATAGTTTTACGACGCCTTCGCGTCCGAGATGATTAGCCATTTTAGTCGGTGGTTAAATAAATTGCCTGAAAAGTGTGGCGGGCAACGCCCCATTGCCGTTCCTCGTCCGGTTCAATCACATAATTCACTCTCGTCAAATGCAGGTCGCGACACTTCCCTCCGAGGGTAACATCTGTCAGAACTGCGGCTTCTACCGCCGCTGACCCAGTATCCAACAGGTCATCTAGGATTGTGCTGGCAGTGACCGCAGTGAAATAATCCACCTGAACTTCAAGCGTGCGATATTGCACGCGATTATCAGGAGCCAGTGAACGAACTTCGATGTCTTCGTTCACGGCATAAACAGCGCACGAAGGAAAGCTAACCGAAGTCAATGTCCTGTCTCTGCCTTTAAGCAGATTCGCCGTGACGACCACGGATGCGCCAGTGATGGCAGTGCCGATAGCGTTTCGAATATCTGTGCGCGACGACATTTTAGTAACTTCCTTTCGCCAGCTTCGTAAATCCGAGATTTATCGCGAGCTTTTGATTGGCTCGGTCAATCTTCTTTTCGGTGATGCGAATGCGGTACGCCAAAATTGAATCAATTTTGCGCTGCGGTTGCTCCATGCGAATATTAGAATTCACCACCGTGATAAATGGATTCCTTCCGAAATTGTATTCCACTTTCTGAGTCGAACCTTCGTAAGTTTTTTGGGCGAATTGCTTGATTTTTAATCCCAAAACTGAAGCGGCCTGACTCCAACCATTGAGCATGAATCCAACCCGGTCGTGCACTTTCTTCGCGTAACGACGCATATCCGGCCCATACGCTAGAGAGTTTTTTTGCCCGTAAACGCGTCCACCGCCACTGGGTCCGAAACGGCGCATTGACTGATGCTTTGCCCGTAATGCTTCCTCATTCTGCAACACCGTGAATCCAGTCCAGAATTGCAGTTGTGGTTTGTTAAACAGCGATTGCAGCTTATCCGTCTGCCTTCTGCGAATATACTTCGCGATTGATTTATAGAACCCGCCATCCGTTGCGCGCTGTTCGTAAGCTTGATAATCCAGAGGGTCAGCAACCAAGTTCAGAGAACGGTTAATAGCACGCACGCCAGCCGGTCTGCTTGGCGGCGGCGTAACTCTAATTGCACTTTGAAGGATAAACTTTCCTTCCTCCTTGATGATTGGGCCTAACTCCATTCCGAGCGCTTTCGATAGCAGATATAACTGCCCTTCGAGTTGCTTGGTATTCGATTGAATCTGAATCATTTTTCAGATGGTTTTGCAGACGTCCATTTCGCAGCCTGTTCCTTCGGCGTCGAATCGCAGTTGCTCCACGAAGTAAGTCACGCTCGAACGAACTAGAGTCTGGCTCACGGTCGGACCGGAACTCAGTTGCGACGTCAAAAGGAACACCGTGTAGCGAATGTCCTCACGCCGTTGGTCTTCGAATGCAGAAAACATTTCCCGAGATAGTGCCCAAACTCCGGTCACGGTATTCCCGCCCATTGTGAAGGTGATTCCCGCTTGGTCGAGAATTGCACCGAAGTCAGAAGCTAACTGCGTTGGGTCAAAATCGCGGACGGCCATACATAAAAGCGTTTTGTAAAGTCTCAGGCTGGCGGCGGCGGTGCCTCAGAAATAACCGGGTCGTACCGATAAACGTGCAAGACGCGCGGAATCCTCAATTCGTTTTTGGCATCGATGACCAAATGCTTCGCCCACGCCCAGTCTTCGCCATAATTTGTGGCCGGGAATCGCACCTTGCGAGCCATCTCTCCGCGCCACGCACAGACATGCCAAGCATTACGACGGAAACCGGGAGCTTTGAACGGTTCATTCGGATGCGATAACGAGAAGGAGCAGACCGCCTGCACGCCGTTGATGATTGCCAGTTGGTCGAAGGTGATGACCGACACGTCCTCGTTTGCCATCGCAATCGCATTCAGCAATTCAGCGACGTAAGTTTCAGTGACGTCATCATCATCGTCGCAGAACGCAACGAATCGACCGCGAGACATTTGCACCAGAGCATCGCGCTTTTCACCTATTGTCCGCATCCGGTTATCGAGAAAGGTCAGAATTTCGACCGTGCCCTTGCCAGTCCAGTCCTTCACTTGCCGCTCGATTTTTTGAATCAGCGGATGCAGATGCGTCATGAATCGCTTTGGCGTAGCCGGAATCAGGATTGAGAGGTCGGGTGATTCCATTGTGGAGCGTTCGGATTACGTTGTTGAAATAGAGCCAAGCCAGCTTCGTACCGACTCTTCTGATTGTTATGCTCATAGGTCGCATCCATCGGAGCCTTGCCGAAGATTGGATGGAGATGCTCGAACCTGATTTTGTCGCGAGCATCGATGACTACGCCCGAGGAAAATGCGCGATACGAGAATTCGTTATCAGAGAACACGGAGTCGTAGCCATCGAAAAATACCTCGCCGCCTTGTTCCTCGAACCGAGCGCGCGACAGAATCGCCATGCACAAAAGCTGGTCCTTCCGTGCACCGTCATCGATGGCAATCACGAGCGACTTTTTCTGCAAATCGGCATCGACGCACGCTTCGAGTAGTTGCTTGTCCCATCCTTGGCACGGTTGCCAATCGTCCGACAACTGCACGAGCAAATCACCGCGCGCCATCCTTGCGGCGGCATTCCAAGCGGCGACGCAGCTTTTCTTTGAACTGACTACCGAAACGAACTGCTTCGCCATTTCGACGGACGTTTTATCATCGGAATCGACTGCGAAAATATGTTCCACCTGAGAAGGGTCGTGCGCCTGCGACAACCAAGCATCGCGAGCCGCAACCGCCTTCGATGTTCTTCCTCTTGTGGCGTGAAGCAAACTGATGCGCGGTTTCATTCCGCCGTGGAATTGCGCTTGCAGAACGTTCGCCATCGCATCGTTGCCATACGCCCTATACGCGCGAGCCGCTAGGTCGAATCCAGACCATCCGTACCAACGAACCTCGTGCGTCCACGGACGTTCTTCGGCCAGAGGTTCACGAAGTTCGCTCATCTTATCCGCCCAAATTTTGGCCTTCGCATATTCCTTTCGTTCGAAGCAGAGCAGAATCAATGCTGCCAGTGCCTCACGGCACCACGGGAAAATTCCATGCGCTTCCATCAGGAACAAATTCGCATCTCGTCTCGAATACGAGAGGCGAGCCATGTTCAGCAAAGTCTCGTATCGAAACGCCGGTTGCAGATTAGGGAACGTCAACGCGATTCGTCCATACTCCAGAGCCGCGTCACGATTCTGCGAACAATAATGCTCTTGATGAATGTAAAAGAACTGACTCGCAGTTTCCCTGACCGAATGACCCAAAATGCGAAGATTGCGCCTGCGATTGTCCCGTTTGATTTCCACCGGAGAATGAATCCAAAGGAAGCGGTCCCAATCCTCGTGCTTGTCACCTTCGAGAAGCAGGAGATTTTCGTGAACGGAATGATGCCAGCGGCGATTCGCGTGAAACAAACTGCGCCTGATTGCTCTCTCTCGATACAGTTTTTTGCCGCTCTGCTTCACGTCATAGTAGCAACGAACCATTGCCACACTTTCAGCCAGAGCCTCCAAGCGTTCGCGAAACTCCTTCGCATCACCCGAGAAAATGTCATCGCAATCGGCCCAGATGAGCCAGTCGCCAGTACCGTTTTCGAACGCCTTGTTTCTAGCGGCGGCAAAATCATCGACGTGCTCCCATTTTTCAGAGCCGACACCGTTCAGATATTCGGCAAAGAGATATTCCTTCCCGTTATTCAGGCACCAGCGGTGCGCCAAGTCACACGTCTCGTCTGTTTTTTTTGCTCCGACTGCGCGAACCAAAGACAGTTCGTCGAAGATTCCAGCAAAGGAATTCAGCATCGAGATGATATGTTCCTTCTCGTTCCCACAAATCACGCAGAGAGAAATACGCATGACGCTGTTGGTCGTGTCAAAAAAAAGTCCCGCGCCAGTTACGACGCGGGACCAATCTCCAATTCCCTCAACTCTTACGAATACTGAGTCGCGATAAGCTGACCCGCATTCGAATTCACGACCTTCTCAGAGACATAATGCGCGGCGCGCACGATGTTGCTCTTGATGGTTTCATCACGGTACGTGAACACGCCAACAGCGGGACCGTACTCAGACCAGTTCAGCGTGAAACCAGCGCCGCCACCGAAGTAGCCGGAACCGGAGTCAGTCACAGAACCGACCCAGATATACGTGTTCGCCCAAACGTTCGAGCTAGAGAAGGCAATGCCTTCCGCAGCCGAATCGTAGCTGGCACGGCCGATGAGCACTTCCTGAACACCGAAGACCTGAGCGGCAGCATCGGTCGAAGCATTCAGAATGGTATCAGTCGAGAGGCCAACGCCACGCAGACGATTCTGGAACTTCGTGCTCGCGCGGATACGGGTCCAGACAGGATACGGAATCACGACGCGAAGGTTCGTCGAGGATTCACCGTTCGCCAGAAGACGGTCGATGGCATCCTGAACGTCCAGACCAACGTCGAACGTAGCGAGATTGGCGGTCGTGTAAGCCGTGCCAGAATTCGTCGAAGTAAAGGTCGTCGCGTTGAAAAGTGCGCTCGCCACGCGGAGTTCGTGAGCGAGAAGCAGCTTCCGACGCGCCAGCTTCGCAGCGATAACCTCGGCATCGAAGAATCGTTGAATGTCGGCGGTAATCGTGTCATCGACAGCCTCCTCATAGCCGTATTCGAGAGCCGTATAACTCTCGTAGTTGAACGCGCGCGTGCCACGAGCAAACGCAGAGTAAGGCGCGCGATTCTTAACGTCATTCTTCAGCAGTTGGCCTTCCTTCAGCTTGAACGAAGGATATTGGCCGGCGCGAACCGGGACGTTGAGAATCGGCATCGCGCGCAATCCGATGAGATTCGTCTCCCAGTCTTTTGCCTGTTCGAGAACTCCCGCAACGTCGCCGCGAAAAACGGCAGCAGTATTTGAATACATGGTAAATGGTTCCTTTTTTTAGGTTAGATGTTCTTCGGAATGAACTCAACCACGGCACCAGTCGTGCTGGTCGTGGTAAGAGCCTTGCCGATAGTGACCGTGCCGGTCGTGGAAATATTGCCAGAGCTTGCGAGATAAAGCGTGTCGCCGATAGTCACCGGGACCGCAGACATCGTGCCCTTCAGCGTGCCATTGTTCGTGAGGAACGCGACAGAAACATAGTCGTTCGTCGCGCCGTCAACGAGAGCAAAGCCATCGCAAGCAGTCGAGGTCGCAAGACCAACGCCGCGATTCGAGGAAATGACGACGCCGAGATAAGCGGTAATCGTCGTGTTGGCGAGAAAAGTTCCCGCACCGATATAATTGGTAGCCATTGTAGGTTTGGATTAGAGTTTGATGACTTCGCCCTGAGCGACACGCGTGCGGTAGCTCAGGTACTCGTTCGAGTGATTCTTAATGCAGAACGTCATCGCCTGCGCGATGTCGCCCTTCAGTTCGTCCTTCTTCGCCTTCAGGATGTCTTCGAATTTCTTCGATTCTTCCTTTTTCGGAGCCGGTTCGGCAGAGACAACCGGAGCGGTAGGCGCACCGAAAGTCTTCGCAAATTCTTTGAGCGCAGACTCGGCAGCTTTCTGAGCGGCCAACTGCACAATCTCCTGCTCGGCTTTCATGGCGACAGGAGCCTTTTCTTCGGGCTTAGGAAGCGCCGACTCCAGCTTGGAGAGGCGTTCCGTCATTCCCATCATCGCGGATTCAATCATCCCGGCGATGGCTTTCTTGGTTTCTTCGTTCATCGGTAATTCGATTTCGATTTCAGGAGATTCGGTCTCCGTTTCCGTCTCGGTTTCAGATTCAGTTTGTAGCTGTTTCATCTTCCTTGAAAAAAATCCGGTAGGATTCGCGGCGGGTTCGCTCACGATATCGACTGAGTAAATTTCCGTGCAGCGTTGCAGCACCGTCACCTTGTCATTCGCCAGTTCAGACGGTCCAGAAAACGCAATCGACAAGCCGAACGTGTCGGGAATCTTGTTTGCGATTTCGAGGATATAATCCCGATGCGGCGAATTATCCAACAAATGAAGGTCGCCAAGGAGCTTGGCACCTTCGATGCGAAGATTGTTGATGAATCCGACGATATCGCCCGCGCCTGAATTGTGGTCGAGTTTTACTTTTAGACCGCCTTCATACTTCTCGGCGGCACTCTTCACTTGTTCCAGCGTCGTCTGGTCAACCTGTACGCTGTGACCGAGAGCCGGTCCGACAGTTATCAGGGATACGCCACGAACCACGCCAGTTTCGGCGTCGATGGTTCCATTTGTTACCGCGAAACAAATTGTCGGCTTCATATTAAAAAAGAACTTTTGTCAGAATTGGCGCAAGGATACCGGCGATCGTGATTGCTCCGACCCATTTCAAAATCTGTTTTTCGTGACCGGCTACCTTGCGCTCGATATATTCCAAGCGGTCTGCAATGCCGCGATGTCCCATTTCATCGTCGCCGACAATAGCTCTTTCAATTCGATTTACGCTTTGCTGTAAGGAATCAAATTTTTCGGGAGTCATGATTCGTAATGAAAGTTGAAGGACCTTTTTGCACGATGACTTTGTTACCATCTACGGTCACGCTCATCGGCTCGTTGCTTTCTCCGAGTCTGGTAATCAGGTCACCGATGATTTGAAATTCCGGCTTCTCGTCCTTGTCCTTTGTTCCAGTGATTCCCTGCATCATGTTGATTAAAGCGACGAGCGCGCCGCCTATCATCGTCATGACTGCCGTGATTGCTGATTCAGAAAGGAAGGCAGACGCTCCGACACCTATCAGCACGATGCTCGTGATGTAAGCCAGTCCGTAACGTCCGATTGATTTTCCGGCGACTTCCTTGGCGGTTTCTGGCGACGTCTGCGTGCTCATTATTTTTCAGTGTTCGCACCGCCTTTTGTTTTCATGTCGATGATCTTCTCCAGAGTCCGGCCTCCAAAATATGCCGACATGACAAGCATTCCCCATTGCCCGAGCAGTTCGACGAAATGGTCAGACACGTCGAACCATCCAGCGCCGTCGCCAATCGCGAGTAGCAAATAGGCCGACAGGATGAAAAGCATCGTGATTGGCCGAATGTTCTTCGACAACCACGAGTCGCTTCCCATATCAGCCTGCCAGCGCGCGGTGACATTCTCCTGCTCAATCTTCTGAGCCTCGATGTCGGCCTGCAATTTTGCCATGTCGCCAGACATTGCGAGCTTTGCCAATTCCAACTTGGCCGCTTCCTTCTTGTCTGGGTCAGGCAAAACTCGGTCGAGAATTTTTGAACCGATATTTAGAATGTCACCAAGCGGAAGCATATTAAAGCGCTAAAATTAGACCTATGCAAAATGCTCCGATGACAAAAATGAAGATTATAA